TAAATATTTAAAGTTGGTAACATAGTATAAAGTGCATTAAAACGCACCTTACACTAAGCGTTAGGCACAATAAATTTTACTAACCTCGTGCCTTTAACATTTCGTCAGCATATTGATACCTCAGAATAGCTTGGTATTTAAATGCAAATTCAATCTGCTTTAATGGGTCATCAGACAATTCAAGTCCAAGTTTTTCAGCTATATAATCTATTGTTTCTTTGCCCTGAAGTTTAGGTAATGTATCTGCTTCCATACTCATTGCTAACTTGTCTCTTAATGTCAATTCGTTTTTCATAATCATAAAATTGAAAGTGCCAAACAATAAATAAAATGAATGGTGAGAGGCACTGTTTCGCATCAATAAAGTGTGGTGAGTATGCACCACTACATTTTATTAAGGTCGTTAGCAGTAATTAGCTAACGCCTTTAGTTTGTTAACTGCATCATCAAATTCATCCTTATTAGATTTGTGTTCACCTTCACCAAGTAAATAGTCTCTACTTCCCCAAAAATTCGGTTTACCTATTTTTAGTTCCACTTTGCTTTCGTCATCATATAAATGAATATTTACTTGCCTATCTAAACTTTCAACTTTCATATAAACTGTTGAATTATCAAGCCAATGCTTTCTGTAAATAGGAAAGTTAACATCTACTTCTACTTTGTTTTTTACCGTTTGTTCAATTGTAATTTTCATCTTGTCTTAATATTTTTCCCATGCATCTATATGTTTTGGTTGATATTTTAAACTTCCTGATGATCCGTCAGAATATTCATAAATTTCCAATGTGTCTTTATGACTCGTTTTCTCATTACCATTTACAACTTCTTGTTCAAATTTATGATTGTCTAAATCGTTATTGTAACCAACAATTAGGAGGCACATAAAACATCCCCAACCCAAACAAACAGGAATCATTATTAGTGTGAGTTTATTTTTCATAGTTAAAGTGTTAAAATTAGTTTCGTTTTTTAGATCTATTATGCATTGGTTTAAACGGTTCTCTGATTTTTATTCCTGGTATTTTTTCTATCATGTAAAATACCCCTAACGTTTTTAATAACTCATATTTTAATCTTCTAAAACTTGCGTGAATCCTTTTTTCATTGTTTATTTTAATCATTTTTTCATTGTTTACTTTGTTTTTAAATTTTACTATGTCTTTAATTAGCTGCATATTTCCACCAATTATCCTTATCCTTTATTATATTCTTTATTTGATCAATTGACTCAACATCACCATAATGTTCAAAAAAATCATCCGTAACGCCTAAAAAAACGGTTATACGAAAGTGTGGGTTGTCATTTTTTGATAGATATATTTCTAATATTTCTGTTCTTGATGCTATATAAGTATATACATCGCACGAACCTTCTTTTTCAAAAGTAAACCCTAAAAATTTTAATTCTTTAATAAAATTTTGTGTCATTTATTTAAAATGTTACTGTATGTATTGATAGAGTTTCGGCAAAATACTTTAAAACGAAAGCCTAGCATAATAAAAGCACCTGATATAGTATTCTCATATACTATTTGACGATCTATATAATCAATGTATGGTCTTTTCATTGTTTAGTTATTTTTTTTTACTTTAAAGTATTTAGCAAATGGGTGGTTGTTATCTCGTTTGACTGGTGTTTTTCTTAATGTGTTAAACGCTTCTGTAGCTCGATCTAATTTTAATCCGAATTCATTCATTATATTACACAGATCGTCTAGTGCTGTAATGCTTTTCTTTTTCATCTATTCAAAGAGTTGTGTTCGTTAATCTTGCTCATCAAGTCAGTATTGTAATTAGTGAAAAATCTTTTCCTATCACTGTCATTGCATCCAGCACTTATTTTCTGACCTTCTCTTTTTTCTGGGAATACACTTCTTTCAATTAGTACATTGTCCCATTCTACTTTTTCAGACCTGTCCAAAACCAAATCTGTAAAGTATTCAATTGCTTGTTTAAAGTTTTTCATGATGTTTTTTTTAAATATTTTATTCTGATTTTCTTAAAAAATAGTCGTCGAATGTACTATCAATATCTCTTCTTAATTCAGATGTTAAGTTCATTTTCTTTACGTCTTTTCCTTTGTAAAAAATGTCGAAACCATAAACCTTTTCATTCCATTCTAAAGTACACAATGTTTCTAAATGATCATTCTGCCAGTAATACATTACATCGACTTCATACTTATTGTTATCCTCATCTAAAAAGAAAAAATCTCCATCCGTTTCGTAAAACCAAATTGAGCCACTATCTATAATAGTAATTTCATTAACCTTTTCTCCTTTTGGAGCCTCCAGTTCTGCTAGATTAATATTAGCATACACATTTTTACCTGACTTGTAATATTCCATGTTTATTGTTTTGATGTTTCAAACATACATAATTATTTTTAAATAAAAAAGCCCTGACGTTAATCAAGGCTAATTTTGTAGGTTTAATTTATATTTTATTCCAGTAGAATTTGTTTGTAGTGCATTGATCCGTATTTCATTTCTATTTCAAGAATGTATATCCCTTTATCATATTTAGAGACATCAAATTTATGATTATTAGAGTTAACCATTTCATCTATCACTACTTTACCTGAAGTAGAAACCAATCTAACTGAATTAATTTTTAGTTTTGAAGTTATTTCCAAAGATGTGTTAACCGGATTTGGATAAACATTACACTCTATGTTTGACTCTTGCAATCCTGCCTGAGAAGAACAATCTAACGGATTACTTGTAACACATACGTCATCAATGAAATAAAGGGCAAATTGAGCCTGACATCCCTGTATTGTAGTAGTAATGCTAGAATTAGCATTATCAAAAAAGTTACCTATAACCATATAATCAAATGGCTCTGAAGGAATAAACGTGTAATTCAGTTCCGTCCACCCTGCCGAGTCACTTATGATAAGTGTAGTAAATATGTCAGGATTGTTGTCTGGAAATAATTCGCCTGGATCTCCTATAAAGAATTTTGCTCCAATTCCATTCGTCGCAACACATGACATAATATCTTCCTTTATTGAAATAGACACATTAATTGTTATTGAATATGAAACTCCTACATCCATTGGACTACTCAACTGAACACCAATGTATTCTCTTTGGTCAGCATATCCATACATTCCAGCAAATGCATACCCTTCGCCAGATAATGGCTGCTGATATCCTCCTAAATTTACTGGATTTGAATAAAATGAACCCAGATCGCATGAGTTAAAATAGTCAGGTGTTATGCCGTGACCCTTCCAAGGTGTTGCTCTGTTGATTTGATTTGGAGCGTTTGGACAAGTGTCAAATATTTCAAACCCTGGATTAGGAACTAAGTTTTGCGCAAATGATGTTGCACTAATTAACATTACAATTAATAATTGCTCCATTTTTAGGAAGTTTTTTTTAAAAAAATAGGAGCTATATTTCAAGCTCCTTTGTTTACTTATTCTTCGTTTTTAGGTTTTCGCTTTCGCTTCGGAGCCTCTTTTTCTGCGTTATGATTTCTTACGCTTTTTCCGTTTGCTTGCTTCCATGCATTGCGAACCTGTCCAACTTCTTTCATCGGTAACGTTCTAACTGCTTGCTCTTCTGATACGCTTCTGAGCCATTTGCAGTTATACTCGTTATCTCCTAGTTTCAGTTTATTCATATTACAATGCTGCTACAGTAGAATCAGCTACATCGTATCCTGAAGCCGAAATACTTACTCTAATTACATCTGATGCTGTTTGAGCAGGAATTGTTATTGTATATGACCCTGGAACAGTCTCAACAACACCACTCGCCACAATAGCTGAGTCAGTTGTAACATTGTAAACCGTGAAGTCTGCCAAAACTAGACCTTCTATATCATCTCGATCATTTGCTGTTCCATTACCAGTGAATACTACACTTTGTAATTCGGTTGAAAGCAACGCAGTCAAAGTTTGGTATCCAGAAAGATTCCCTCGCAATGTAGTTGCATCATATCCTAACTCGTCCTTAGTAATTACATATGAGTTAGATTCACATTCGTATTTATCTAAATCAAATGATACCATAATCTTTTGTCGAGTATTATCCAATGCATATTCTCTGTATGCATCAAATGTCTCTACATCCATCTTATATCCTCGTAAAAGGTTTGATGTTAACTCGTCTTTAATTCCCCACCAGTTACCATTTTGATCTATGATAAAAAAGCTAACGTCTGTACATCCAAGCTTTTCAAGCTCTCTCAAGTACATATTGCTAGACTGCTTTTTCCACAATGACCATGCAAAGGTTCTAACGCCTCCAGCTCCGGTTTTAGCTTTGTTTCCACTAGGAAGGGTTTCATACTCAGTATCAGTTCTATCAAATGTAGCATTCTCAACACGAGGCTGCGGATACAGTCGAGAGTTCACAGGTATTGTCGCTAGAATTCTATCTTTGATATCTTGTCCAACAGTAGGACTTGAAACATCAATAGAGTTAACAGCTCCCGTATCATCTAGTGTAGGTACGATAACGATAAACGCGATCGTTGCCATTTCAATCAAGCATCTAGGATCTCCCCCATTAGGGAACATCGGACTAGCGCATGAACAAATATTTGTTGCCATTTTTATTTTTTTTTAGTTAACAGTTACAATCGTATTCCCGTCTAACAGATATAGTAATCTGTAAATCGACACCAGTTAAATTCGCACTTATGATATTGGCCTCCATTCCTTGAGATGTTTCCTTACCAAACTTTGTAAAGTTTCTAGTTTGGTAGGTCATTTCAGATGAGTAAAACATTGGATTTGACTTTATTGATTCAACAAACCAATGAACCATATTATATATAGCTCTCAACCTTTGATTGTGAGTGTCAATTGTATTCCATTGTTCAATGTTGTTTGAATCTAAAAACACAATTCTTAAATCACTCTCTCTTTCAATTGAGTTTTCATCTGAATTAAACCTCTCGCTTGTAGGCTCAATCATCCAACACAAAGGGAGCTTTTTCCTTTCATCTGGATTAAACTCGCCCCACTCTTTATTTGTCGCGATTGGTGTCCCGACAAAAAATATAGGGTTCGTTAATTTCAGAACGTCTCCTGAAAATACATATGCTCCATCTGGAGACAAAGTAATAATTTCATTGTCGTAATCTACATCTAAAATGGTGTAAACATTATCCAATGAATCATATACCTTCATGTTGATTCTTGCCCATTTTACATCACATACTGTTAAGACTTCACCTATAAATGATAAAACCTCAACCTCACGATCCATCTTGGTAACAATCTCATCTCTAACTATGTATACAATGTCTTTCAAAACAATGGTAAGATATGTTTTTCAAGTCCTAAAAAATCAGGGTATACTGAGCTGTTCTCACATATGTATCTCTGAATAGAGCAATATGTTTCAATTGACTCATTCCATCTAGACTGAAGATTAGCTTTAAACTGAGTTGCCTCTGTTGAATTCTCCTCCTTCTTCTTTACTGACCCGTTTGAAGTCCTTTGTGTTATTATGTCTCTCGACCAGTAGAAGTAAACGACACCCAAAAGAATGTCGTTTACACCTCTACTATTTAAGATTGTGCCGCAATCTAACTGAACAACAAACGGATCTCTTAGGAATGTATATATAGGATCACTCCCAGCAATACCTGTTACCCATAAATCGTATAGTTCCTTTCCGAATAATTCAATAAGAGTTATTTCCTCATACCTATCTATGTATGAGTTTAATTCGCTCTCGTTAAAGTCATTCTTCGTTAACTTAAACTTATTTACAAAATCGTCTGTTGTTATATATGCCATTATTTAGCTATTTTACCCAATCCTTTCGCATCCAAGATCTCTGCAATATTCAAAGAAACTGAGTATGTAACTCCCTTCTTCATCAATTTATGATCCTTTTCACAAAGAAATTGAACTTTTTTTGTTGATTGATCTACTTTTTTCAAATCAACTTTCTTTTTTCTGCCAGGGGCTTTTGATTCTTCTGCCATAATGTTATTAATTATTAAGGTGTTTCTATTGCCGCAATTGCAGTTGAAATAGTTCCAGTTACAAATGCAGGACTATCATTTCCTTTGATTATATTCAATCCTCTCCACTCAGCTAGTATCGTTCTAAGATTTTTTGTAAAATCATCAGAGTCAAGTCCGATTTGAATAGAAATTTCACCTTTTGAATAAACCGTATCCTTTGAACCGTCCATTGTTAAAAAGGTGTCTTGAGCGATACCATTATGCTCAACAACAGGAATACCGTCTAGAGTCATCATATCTCCTACCATCAACAATCGGTCTACATATTGTCCATTACCTGGATCGGCTTTAATCAATTTCAATGTAGTCATGTCTGTCGGGTTTACAACATGTACAGTCGGTAAAAAGTTAGCTGTTACGACTTGGTTCTTAGCCACTGTCAATACATCTACTAAGTTTGCTTGGGTTACAGTTCCAGCAAATACTCCGGCAGCAAATGCTGTTGCTTGTGTAATTATCCCGTTCAGATTCTGTCCAGTATTATCTCCCTGTAGGATTTCATTATCTACATCCAAATCCAATCGCTCGAATAATTCATTTTCAATCTCTGAGCGCATAAAATCAACATCATCCAACATTTCTGTCGAAACCTTAATATATGCAGTTCTCTTTTTTACAGTTTCAGACTCTACTACTAAATCGAAATCAATTTGATTTTTAAGAGTTCCTTCAGCTGTACCTCCAGGAGTCCCGTCAGGGTTTTGTTGCTCGACCCAAGAAATTACATTTGAAAGAGCTACGCCCTGATTTACGAAGTTTCTAATTCGAGTTTGTACACGTTGAATTCTATTTAAACCTGGAAGCCTTTGTTCAACTGGGACATTTCCTCCTGAAACGTTACCAGTGATAGTCATTGTATCTGGAACTTTAATTGTAACTGTTCCTCCACGCTTATCTTTTATGACTGACAGATCTTCTTTTACAGCCTTCAATTCTGAATCCAGAGAGTTGTTTCCTGTTAAGGATACATCCCCTTCTTGAACTTCATGAATTCTTTTGATAGCAAGCCCCATTTCACCCATTGATTTAATCAACTGTGATAGGTTTTCTGCTTGTTTGTCTCGGTTCTCTTGCATTTCAGATTTAAGAGCCTCAATTAGCTCTTTGTTTTCTTCTGAAATAGCTTTTTTCAACTCTTCTCGTTTTTCGGTGTTGAACTCGTTGTAATAACCAGCCATTTCCTCGGCACTTGTGCCTTCTTCTTTTACTGTACCGTCTTCGTTTAGCACAGGCTCTTTAATTTGGTAGCCTTTTGAAGCTAACCATTCATTAAAATCCATTTTATAAATTTTTAAAGAAATTATACATTTGGTTGTTAGGGACTTTCCCTTTAACCGTTTTAATTGTTTGAGTGCCAGATGGCGGCTCGGCTTTCGCAGAGGTGTCTGTGACGGCCTCTACAGTTATCGTTGGAGTAGCTGAGTTTGATCCCTTTACTACTGCTGACCCTTCTATTATTTTTGCTTCTGTAACAACCCAAAAATACCCTTGATTTTCTGCATCTTCTCGGTTTGCTACTTGGTCAATATATTTATCCCATACTTCTTTTTCATTCTCATCATATCTGCTATCGCTGTTAATAGCTAGTTCCAGTGATACGTATCTCATACCAACTGAATGCTCTTTGACAAATCCGTTGGCGTATTGATTGAACATATATTCATTTCGATCTTTTGATATAACTGTATCAAATATTAGTGCCTCAGTTGTACCAATGAAATTTTGTCCTAACTCTTTCCAGTCCATTTCCTTAGTGTAAGCGGTTACATCATTTGATATTACATGGTCAAAGGTCATTTTATGTTCTTGTAATAAATACAGGTTTTTCTGTTCTTTTACAGACTTTTTCCATAATCCCTTTATATGTACATCAGAATGGCTATCCATTATGTTTGTAGAATTAATAACTAACGTAGCCTTTAATTCATTTACTCCAGATACATCGACTGCATCGGACTTTTTTACGCCTTCTCCCTTACCTGTAGTAGATACAATACAAATAACTGAATCCGCTTCTTTTGTCTGCATCTTTTTTGATGCAATCAAGTCAGATTTATTTTTTATCAGAGCCTCAAAAAGATCCTTCTTGCTTTCAAATGTCTTCCCTGGAAATTCTTTTGCTGTAATCATTTTTGAATCGTTTTTTTCTTTTTGTCCTCTAGGTCTTTCAGTATATTGTCCTTAGTCGGACAATCTTTCATTTTCAAAACCTTCTCTTCTATCTTATTTAGTTCTTTTTTAATCATC